TCTTCGGATGGTATTAAAGGTTTTAACATCTTAATATTTAGGTGGTAGTTTCCTATCGCCTCCAATCCTGAAACTACCAAAGGGAATTGCAGCAGTCGGAGGAAGGACTTACCCACACACAGTGCCTTTTCTCTCAACTTCTATATTATAGCATAAAAAAAGACCTCCCGCAGGAGGTCTTTGAAAAGTATGTAATATGAATTACATGAGGTTCTTAACAGCAACACGTCTGTAATAACGGTTGGAGTTAACAGTAAGAACGCCAAGTCCTTGAGTTGTACCTTGTGAGAATGGGTTAGCAACCATACCATAACGAGTCTTAAACCCGATTTTTGGTTGGAAGGTGTTCTCGCCCACTGCCCTGACCATTTGGAGAGGAACATAAGGACAATAGAACAGTCCAGCGTCATAAGGTGAAGAACCTTTATAACCACAAACATAATACTGATTACCACTAGCAGTAGCAGCATTAGCATTAGTTAGGTTTGCAGCATAAGGGTCGATGTAGACCTTGTACTTACCTTGTAGAGTACCAGCAAATGTATTGCCAGTGTCGTTAACATTGAGGTTAACGTTAAGCGCAGGTGTATAATCAAGTACACCAGCCATTGTAAGGGCGGAAGCAACGTCTGCAGAGCAGAGGATGATGTTACCCTTCCCGCGACGAGTTCTTTGTGCAATTGCGTTAGCATCTCGCTCGATCTGGAAGATAAGTCCCTTGAACTTCTCAACTGACCATCTACCATTGGAGTCAATGTCGAGGTCAAACACACCAGCAGTAGCGGTGTTAGAAACAGCACCCTGTTCAGCAACCTTGTAGATAGTTCTGATAACTTCGCGGTTAATTTCAGCGAGGATTTCAGTACTAAGGATGTTAGCAAGTTCTGCTTCTGCGTTAAGACCATGAATTGCTTTAAGGTCTTGAGCGAGTTCTAATGAGTACTCAGCTTTTAGCGCACGAGACTTCGCAGTAACAGTGACTTTCTCGATTGAGAATGCCATCTGGTTGAACTGTGTGGCAGTACCAGTACCTAGCTTTTCAGCAGTACCAGTATTCATACCCTGACCGACGTTGTAAACAGTGTCGATATTACCAGTTGGATATGAAGAAGTTGGGTTCAAGATAGCAGGGTTAGTACCACGCTGTGAAGTTGTACCCAAACCAGTTGAAGCACTGGAGAAGTCTGTTGCACCCAATCCAGAGTTCTGACCAGAGAATGCAGAATCTACTTCGTTGTAGAAGGTCTCTGTTCCAGACTGACTGGAGTAGCGTGAACGCATTGCGAAAATAAGTCCAGTAGGACCGGACATTGGTTGAACGCCAGCAACGTCGTATGCCACCAAGTTAGGCATTGCGCGACGAATAAGGCTGATCAATACTGGGTCGAAACCAGCAACAGGACCACCAGCGGCGGCACCAGAACTATATCCAGCAGATGCTACTGTTGAATTAGTGTTGTTGGTTGGCTGCTCAGTAAGCATTGAAGTCCCAGATTCAAAGGACTGTTGCTCACGGAGGAATTTTTCTTGGTTTTCTAGCAGGACAGCGGTAACTGCACGACGATGTGAATCTTCGATTTTATCAGCTCCCTCATGATCGAGGAGAGGAGCCCACTTTTCCTGCAACTGTTCGGATTGGAACATTTGCGATTTACCTTTTAAAGTTTAGTTTGATTTAATTAAAAATTCAATTACTTGCTAATCATAGACATTGATTTTAGGTATGCAGCCATTGAACCTGAATGTGTTGCAGGTGCGGCTTCCATTCCCTCTGAGAGTGTCTCTGTCTTAGCGGTTGTTGGTGCTACCTTTCCAGGGAAATAAGATTCTCTTAGGGTAACCAACTTCTCACGATATTCTGATTCACTTTCAAACTCTACACTTTCGGAAAGTGAGGCGAGCTTCTCTTTCTGAGTGTCTGCAAGACCTTCAGAAACTTGATCGAAAATTCCTTCAGCTTGTGACTCACCGAGTCGCTTGTTGAGGGAAACATTCTTCTCAATTTGCTCATTGAGCTTGGTTTCCATATCATCTAGTTTTTCTACCATACTCTCAAGTACATCATATTTTTCTTCAGGGATTGATACATAATGTTCTTCAAAAAGACCTTTTAGACCAGTCATAAAGGACTCAGTGAGTTCTTCTTTAAGACCGGATTCTACTGCGAGTTGGTTCTCAGTGAACCATTCGTCAGCAACATACTCAAGATAGGAATCAACACGCTCATTAAGTGCGCCTTTGATTTCCTCAACTTCCTCGATGAGTCTTTGATCATACTCAGCAGTAAGAACTTCCTTAATTTGTGTAACCTTACCTTTAACGGCGGCTTCTAGGATAGTCTTTGCTTTTTCTTTGAACTCTTCGGAAAGTTCTTCACCTTCTACAAGAGCTTTAACATCTTCTTCGATGCTAATCTCTTCGTATTCAGGTGCTTCTGCAACAACTTCTTCTTCTTCAGTTGCTACTTCTTCAACTACTTCATCAGTAGTTACCTGATCCTCTTCGATTACCTCATCAGTAACTTCTGCATCCTCAGGTATCTTAACGGGAGTTGCACTTTTCAACGGTTCTGGATCACCAGCTTCCGCATTCTTGTTAACAATGTCTCTAACTTGCTTAAGTGTTCCACCTGCTGGCTTCAACTTAGCAGAATCGTTAGTAGGACTATAATTATCAGGTGTAGGTCCACCCAAGTCTTCTACCTGTGCCTGATTGCCAGGGGTTTTAACACCACTTGCGTTGGTTCCTGCTTTTGGAAGGGCTTCGTCTCCAGGTGCTGCGTTTGCATTAACGGCAGTCTTGGATTGCACAGTGCCTACTTCCATTTCCTGTAATTGCTTGTCACTAGACATTTGTTTGATACTCCGAATCGATCTGTAGTTAAAATCTATATTTATTTATAATGTTGATGTTTACAATGAGTTAATAAACTCATCAAACAATTTAATCTTGTGCTCTTCGAGTGCTTTTTGCCCTACAAGAGTGTCAATTTTGCTCTTAGTTTCAGCAGCGAGTTTTTCACGGAAAGAATTTCCTTCCCAAACCCACTCCTTACCTTCCATGATACCTTCAACGAAAGCATCAGGTGCTGATGGATCGGCAACAATGTCAGCAGCAGTTGCTAACATGAAGTCATCACCAACAACATTAAATCCTTCTTTGGTTGGTTTCAAAGAACCAATACCACGAGAAGAAACGCCAAGTTTAACACCTTCCTTAATAAGTGAAGATGCAATTTGACCCATTGGTGTGTCGAGAATTTTCGCTCTACCAATGAAATTAGAACCGTGCTCTTTTAAAGAGACGATTTTATGTGAAACTCTATCAAGATTCACAGTTGGACTATCAGGATGACCCAATTCTCCAAGTGCTCTTCCAGATTGAACATTGGACTCATTATAACGTCCAACTTCTTTACGTAGAGTCTCAATAGGATACATACGACCATTTCTGTTCGTAATATTTCCTTGAAGGAAAATACCTTCAATATAAAGGTTCTGCTTACCGGACTTTAATTTTTCAGTAATAAACTTAACTGATTCAATTTCTTCTCTAATGAGTTTCATTGGAAATTAACCCCCAGTAATTTGAACTTGTTGACAATGAACATAACCTTCTCCCGCAGTTGCTGCTTTGAGGGCAGATACTTGGAATGCACTAACTAACCTTGAATTACTAGAAAAACTAGTTTGAATTAAACTACTATCAGTAGCAACCACAATTTCTACATTATGTGGATAAGGGTTGTTAGGGAAATTAATACGATCATCAATAGATTGTACCGTGGTAATTCCGCAAAGATTCTTCCAATAAGGATCACTTGTATCATCATCACAATCAGTAAGCATCACCATTTGCCCTTTAACAAATTGCGATCCTTCTCCTTCTTGGATTCTAAATCTAGTTGTAGTACCAGTAGTTACTCCCACCAGAGGTTGAGATCTTGGTTGTCCAAGACTTATTATGGAAGGAACATCTCTTACTGCTACAAAATCACTTACTGTTGCTGTTGGTGCTGAACCAATAGCGACATGAGCATGACTGGATCCTATTGCTACAACTCTCAAATAAGGTGTTTGTTGAGTAGTGGCAACAGAAACTGTATTAGCAGTATCTACTCGCAGATTGGGACCAACCGGATTTATAACGGCCATTATGGATACAAATTCATTGTCTTATTTATTTATAATTACTCCTCAGCCTGTGCATCTTGTGCCGCAGCAGTTTCACCACTAATTGCAGCAGCAGCATTAGCAACCGCAGCCGTAGCAGCTTGTTCATCACCAAAAGTACTCTTTGCTACCTCTGGACGATATGAATCAACTTTCTCTGCAGACTTTGCAAAAAGCATATCTTTGATTTTATCACTTATCTCAGATGGTGACTGATCAGCAATAATCATGTCCATTAATTCTTGTTGCACATCATTAGCTACTTCATCAGAAGCTTGTTGATCTGCATTCATTTCAGTTTCAGTATCAGGCATTGTGTTAAATGTGAGTAATCGTTAATATTTATGTATCATTCCCACTAGGGGTAGAGTCACTACCAGATGCATCTACCTCATGATGAGTATAATTGTAGTCGGTAATCATAGCAAATAAACGTCCTTTATACCAATCGACGAATTCCATTTCTTCTTTTGGTCTATCAGGTTCACCTTGCCAAACAGTTTTATAATTTTCAAGAGAACTGTATATCATACGAACTTCTCTGATATTAAATCTCTGTTCAGCCCACCACTCCATGTCATCAGAATCACGGCGGAAATCATAATCATCTTTCTTTCCACCGACACTCATTAAATCTCCCCGCCTTTTGGTTTAACCAAATTAGCGTCAGATTGTGCAACAGAAGTATCTACATCCATTGATCTTAATGCAGCATCAGGTTCTTGACCTCCAACAGGAGTACCCAAAGTTGCTGGATCAACAGGTCGCATTCCACCACTACCTTCTGGATCCAACATCATTTCTTGATCAATTGCAGCAGGATCAGGAATAATACCATCCTTAATCTCTTTCTTAATAATCTTGTCTTGTTCCAGAATCTCTTCATCAGTCTGACGAAGCACCTTACGCCTAATATAATCTTGTGAAAAATACTTTCCTACATAGGGTTCAGCAGTAGCAACCAATGCTAATCTCTCATTCATGAGCTCTGCTTCTTTTAATTCGGAGAAATGATTATCATATAAGAAGTCATATTGTATGTGTTCACTCATTGTTTCCCAATCTTCTGGGGTCACAATGTTCTTTAAAATGAGTTGAGTTTTAAGTAAATCGTTGAATAAACCAGAGAATCTCTTTCTTAGACGTGCAACAAACTTACTAAATTTAACTTCATCTCTTAATATCTCTGAGGATCTTCCCAGATTAAATCCTCCTTCTCCCTCCATTCTTGATGGGGGTACATTGAGCGACCTATATAATTTCTTTTTGAAGTACTCAATATCCGTGATTTCCCCCAGGTTCTGACCTCCTGGAAGAGTAGAAATTTCAGTTCCACGACCTCCTTCCCTTCTAGGGAGCCAGAAATCTTCAAGCATTGCCATGTACTTTTTGTCATCCCGAACCTCCCCGGTAGCAGCGTCGTAAACAAGTTTGTTACGATATCTCATCATAACATCCCTTAAATACTGTTCTGCTTTTACTTTGGGAAGATTACCTACATCAATATAGAAAATTCTACGTTCAGGAGCACGAGATAAACGATATATTACTAAGGAATCCTCAATCATTCTTAACTGATTAAGTGATTTAATTGCTTTATGAAGATATGAGAGAACCGATCCCTTATTTCTATCAACCAATCCACTAGTTGCATAAGCAATAGAATCCTTGGTCATTTTAATTCCAGCCATTCCACCCATTGCGGCTGGACTACCTACTGGATAACTTGCCTTAGGATTGTAGATAAAGAATTCATCCATTTCTGGGAATTCAAAATCTTCGGGATTATCACTACGAGGAACAAGTGCCATCCCCATCTTATCTTTTTCATCTTTTCTTTGCTTTCTCACATAACGCATTTTCATTGCGTCAATATACCGCAATTCTTCTAATCCATTCTGAGGATTCTTTAAATCAATTACTTTATGGTAATATAATCTACCATCAATATACCAATTCCTATAAATTTCATGTGCCTTAGCATCAAAATCTAATAATTCTTTAATATATTTAAATTCTTCTCTAATTTTTTTCTTAATACCATCACTAGCATTAAGATTTGAAAGTTCTACTTCGACAGGACTATCATGACTATCTGCTACAATTGCTTCATTTACAATATCTTCAATTGCACTATCACACTCTGGATGGAGTGCCATTTCACGATAACGCTTAATAAGTTCAAATTCAGTTCTATAAACACCTTCAATGTCAACATAAGAACCAAAAAAACCACTAGTTAAATAATGCTCTACCCCGTCCGCATCAGTCGGCGGAACGGGGGAAATAGCGTCCTGTGGTAATTGTTCAGTGTCCTCTATCGAGAACCCAAATAACTTAGCCATAATTTATTTCCAAGTATTTTTAGACTTAATAATATTTAGTTAGTCTAATTATACCACACTATCAGGAAAGTGGGGAATCAACAGGTCCGTTATCTGGATCTAACTGAATAGATTGAACTGCAAACTCTACATCAAATTCTTCGATGGTATCACCCGTATCATAAGAAAGAGCGATATCTCCAACAGTTATTGGCCAAATATCAATAAACTTATAAGTAGCAAGAATTGCACTATTGTCACCAGCATTAGTGGCAGCTTCTTTAGTTGCACCTCTACCTAATTGATAGATATAGGCATCAGTCATATAAGCATTGGGATTAACTGTTCCCATGTTATTATCAAGTTTAGCAATGGCTTCAGTCCACTGTTCAAATGCTGTCCTTAGATTAAATCTTTGATCATTAATGATAGTTACAGACCAGTTATCAATTGTTCTGTCTCCCGCAACTTTAAAAATACGACCTCTGAACGGAACATCAATTGATGATATATTCTGAGCAGGTAATGCAGATGCTTTACACAAATACGTTAAATGTCGTTGTTCTAAATCACCCCACACATTTCCTACTGCTGAGGGAAATTCAGGAATCTGAACTTCAAATAAATTAGGTCTTGCACCACCACCAAGCAGTTGTGATTTAAACTGCGAGATGGTTCTTACTGGAATGTTTTCTACTGCTTTAGCCATTGTTGGGTATCCTCCTGTATGTTATTTAGATGTAATGGTTAAACTCTACCAGCCACTTCCTCGAAGCTAACACCTGTACGTGTAGCAACAAAGGTCAAGGTGACGTAGTTGATAGACTTCGCAGGCTTCAGGAAGATGTCTGCGCGGAATTCATTATTATCGATAACATCAGGTGTGTTGTTAGTGCTATCACAAACAACTAAGAATCCATAGATTCCTCTCTTCGCCTGAATATCACGAAGGTAAGGTTCAACAATGTTACGGAAGTTTGCTCTTGTAATCTCATCATTGAGTTCAAAGAGTTGTGCTTCTGCTGCTTTCTCTAATGCTTGCTCAACTGTAAGGAACAAACGACGAACATTAATTCTATCGAAAGCAGATGCATAACCAAGTCCAGTCTTATCTCCAAAGAGAAGTGTTCCTAATCCAGGTTGAGTTACAATAGAGTTGACTCGTTGTGGATAGAGAAGATCTCTTTGTGCTTTATCTGGGTTATATGCAAGTTTAACTGCGTTGTTAAGAATACCACGCTGTTGACCTGCAGGTGAGAACCAAGGATAGGCATTAATTCCAGTTCTACAAGTTAGACCTGCGATGTCTCCATTACATGGGATATAACGGAACTTGTTATTAAAGCGATCATAAGTATACTTATAACCACTATCAAAGACGGCATAAGAAGAAGAACTTAATGCACTAAAGTAATCAATAAGATTGTTAGTTTGTGTATCAGAATTAGTAACACCAACTATATCTGCTCTGTGTGGTCCAACAAATGCAACACAATCTTTTCTTTCTTGTGCAAGAGAAATGACTTTATTTGCTTTTGCCTGTGATTCTGCCTTAGTAGAGCAACCAGGACCCATAATAATATAATCAACTGCTTGATCATCCTTATTTGATATCTTATTATAAGATGTCATCAAATCTCCAAGAGATGCGGTGTATCCACCATATGTTGTTCCACCACCAATATTCGCAGCAGAATAATCATCACCACCGTTAAGAGTATATGATACTCTACCAATTGCGTTAAATGTAACACCTTGTGCATCTAATCCCCATGAACCACCTGCTGTTGAAACAGGAGTGGTTGCAGTTGTTGCGGTATTGAATCCTGTTGCTTGGGGTGCAGTATTCCAGTAACTAGAAGCAGTTTCACCTGGATTACTACCTGCATAGATATACGCTGAATTATCAGCCAAATACTGTTCGTACCAAATCTTCTGCGGAGAATTAACAGCAGAAACTGCATCCAGTGCCTTAGAAAGATCTACATGCTTTTCAAGAAGTTGTCCTTGAATGCCACTTATTCTACCATCATCATCAACAACAGCAACATGTAAGGTATCATTATAAGAATTTCTATCACGGCAATACTGACTTGTAACTGGTTTTGGTGCAATGGACTTCCAGAAAACTGTGGAATTAGTAAGTCCTAATGTTTGTTGATTATACCAATCTTCAACACCTGTTCCATTATTAATAGCAGAATCGCTAAGTTGATATCCATCAACTGAACCAGATGCATTTCCTAGGGCTCTTGTGTTACCATCAGCATCAGTAAACCATATGTAAGATCCTGTTGTGAATGCAGCACCTACATTTCCTTCTGCATAATCAATAAGAGTTGAAGTGGATCCACCACCAACTGTTTCTACACGGCAATTGATCTTAACATCAATTGTACTGTTACCAGCATTAGACGTATCAGTCGTCATGCCAGTAATAATTCCTTTTAGATAACCTGTGAATGCATTTGCAGTACCAACCCCTGCTATTGTATATCCTGCTATGTTGGAAGTAACAGCGACACCAATAGTAGCACCTGCACCAGCTAAGTTAGTGGTGTTAATACCAAGTGTTTGGTCGGCATAATCGTCAATGAAACAAACTTTTAGACCATTAGACCAAGAACCAGGGTTCTTAGCAGCATAAGTAAAGTTCGTTGCTTCTGAATGATTAAGAATATAATCATCATAATTGTCAATTCTGCCAGTACCCGTCATAGATACAGTAGAAGCAGCAATACCTGCATTAGCATTAGAAAGGAAAGGACCTCCGGTTCTTATTACCTTAATAACTCCTCCATAAGTTAGGAAAGAAGAAGCAGTCATCCAATACTCGTATTGAGCATCTTGGGACTGTGGCTTACCAAATACATCTATAAGCTCCTGTTCAGTATTAATCTCTGTTGCTTCATCAACAGGACCTTGAGTGAAAGGGCCGGCAATCGCACCAATGTTATCTAATACGTTTTCTGCTCTTCCTACTGTTAGGTCAACCTCCCTTACCAGTACTCCAGGAGATAATTGTGGAGTTGCCATGTTTTTTCCTAATTTCAGTTATCTAGGAATTATTTATTGATCGGACACTTTACATATACTCCCACATATATGACCTATCTCCATACTCATCTACATGCCACAGGTCTCCATCTTTATCTACAAAAGTTTCTTCTGAGTTTCCATCTGTCATAAAACCAAAAGGTGCCATATCTTGTTCAATTGCATTCTTTTGTTCTTCATATAGTCTCTTTCTTACATCCTGATCAGTAAGTTCTTTAAAATAATCTTGTGCAACTAACCATGCATAGATAACCAGACACATTGCAAGGTCATCATTACACCCTTCTTCTGCTTCAAATGAATTACTTTTTTGAATGAATGTAGTCAATTCACTCATAATTTCATAATCACAAGTAAGCAGTTTATCTTCTTCAATTAAAGTCTTTAAATTAAGAGCACCCACTTTCTTAACCGTCTTAGACATTTTAAGACCTAATTGAGTTTTCTTTCCCGAAAATCCTTGCCCAACAACTTGTCCTGCTCTACCTCTCATGGAAGACATGAGTAAATTAGGATATTCCAAATCATAATTTAAAATAGATGCTACTTGATCTCCTACATCATTTACTTCACATAAAACAAAGGCATCATTGTATTTCCTTCCCACATCATTAATAATACTGGGAAAAAGCATAGGTTTAATTTCATTGTTTCTATACTTTGCCACCACAGAATGAGGGAATTCAGTTATATCAACCACTACAAATGCAGAGTAATCTTTTGACACTCCTCTGGCCACATCCACTGCAATAGCATAATCATGAGCTGGCTGAGGAGCTACATAAACATCTAAACCAGCACTTGTAGTTTCTGGTGTTTGATAAACCATCGTCCTTAATTTACTAGGAGCAATAAGAGTATCAACCGATCCTAGGAATTCACACTCAAACTCAATCTTGAACTGCTGTTCCGAAGTGTTGGCAATAGTTTGCTCTTTCCAAACTTCATCCCTTCCTGGTACTTCCGACCAATGAACATCAGTTGGTACATATTCATTCTTTCCTCTTTCAGCATCATGCCAATACCT